GCTCTCCACCCTCTCCGGTAGCCTCTTTGATATCACCCTTTGCGGTGCTGAGGTCTGTGGTGTCTTCTTTAGGGTTGTATACCGTATTCCAGCCCGTCTCCGGACAGGAAGTGTCGGATGCGCCCCATTTTACTATCTCAATTGTGGGCTTTCCCCATGATACAATAGCCATTATTATTTACTCCTCTGTAAAAATTTTGAAATCGAGTTGTGCTACTACTCTGCTAAGATTTATATCCTCGTCATCGTCAGTCTGAATCATATCTGATTGACTCCATCGAATATCGCGCGTTGACGCCGTCACCGGTAAGCCGCTTAAAAACTCTTGCATCATGACTTCTATCTCATTGCATCGAGTGATGTTGCGTCCATCATCGCCATTGGCATTCGTTATCCATGGTACAAATACGGTTATCAGCGCCGTGCCTCTCTGCACCTGTGCAGCCGTTCCCATTTTAACCATTACGACGATATCCTCTTTATCGCTTTGAGGCGGCCTTTGTCCTTTTTTGTAAAGGCACCCTGAAACGAACCCCGGGAGTGGGCTGTTTTTGACCAGCTTGTAAAGTGCGCTTTCTACCTGTCCGTATGTTTTGGTCATGTGATTGCGCTCCTTTTCATCTTATCTTCAAGCCCTTGAAGTCCTGTTGCTATTTTCAACTTTGCAGTGTCCAACACGTTATATCCACGCCTTGATACTGGGCCTGCGTACGGCATTCCCGCGCACGCCACCACGATGATGCCTCTTTTATATTTACGCATCACCTCTGCTATCGCCGCGGCGGAGGCGTCACGTGCCACCTGTGAGGCAGACTCGTTAAGGCCGTTAATCACTTGCTGGCCGTCATTGTTGACTTTATATCCCAAAGAGCCGCGAAGGTTTTTCGTCCTGTCGGTCCAGTTGCCCACATCCTTTCTGCGCTGCTCGTTGATAGCGTCCTCGGCTATATATGCCACTCTACGGCTAAGAACTTTTTTGCTCCTCTCCGCATATTGCTGCATACGCGCCTCGATTTGTTGCAGTGGTGTAAGCATCTTAAGTGCCATTGGCTTTATCCCCTCGTTATAGTCTCGATATGACGTGTGAATATTTTACGCTCCGACTGGCTGACGGCGAACTCGCCTATCATCTCCATTTCAGGTGTGAATAGCTGAACGCGCTTTGTGAGCCTTACGTCCTCCTCAGGGTAGTCACAAAGGATTTTGTAAACCGTCACCGGTATGAGGTCTGCATCCTTACGCCTCTGCAGCTCCTCCGTGATGTTGCGGTAGTTACATGGCATAGGCTCGCACCATAATGACGCGGCCGATATAGGGTTGCCGTGTTCGTCAAAGCCCCCGCCCTCGGTGCGCTTTAGGAATGATACATAGCCGTTATAAGTGATAATCATAGCCTATCTCCCATATATCCGAATTGGTCACCGGCGAGGTCTTCTCCCGTTTCTTTCAGCAAAGCTGCACCCTTTTTGCGTATATAGGCGCGCTCCGATGGACTAAAGGAAAAATGCACCTCTCCTTGGACGATATTAGGAGCCTCACTCAGCCATATGTACAAGTCGGCCATAGCTCGCTTATAATTAGCCCCCTTTGCAAGTGCAAGGGTGAAGTCCGCCCCCGCGTCCACCCCGCGAGCCATGCAGATGGTCTGCACGGTCGCAGGAGGGATCGGATATGAGGAAATTGCCACTAAGGCGTCTTGTATAGTCATAGCAAAGTAGTAGCGTTAAATGTTTTTCACCAAACGTTGCCGTCGGTCTTCAGGTAAATATTATGATACGCGGTATCCATTACCGGAATAGCATCGGCTTCGCCGAGGGTAATTTCCTGATATGGATCGTTCTCAGAATATTTAGTGATAGTGGCAAGCGTGCGCTCTGCTATAATAGCCTGTTTTGCGTCTTTTCTTAACTTCGAGTATTGGGTTGAGCCTAATACCAAAGTAGGTGAAAATACGATGCGGCTGTCTGCAAAAGGGTTGATCACCGACTCATCATTGTCGATCTCGCGGGTGATCTCAGTGTCAACCACCACTATCTGCAATCCGTTAACATATGGCTGCTTTGCAAGCCATGCGTTGATTGCCGCGAGGTCTGGCACTTGCGAGATGTTGAGTGCATTGGCTGCAAACGATGCGGCGCCCATGATCACCTGATCCATGCTCTGTACTTTATAAAACTCAAAGAGATTCATAAAGGCATACTTTGGTGTGAATCCGCGAGCCTTACCTGCCTGCACGGCAGCGGCACATGCGCCTATGAAGTCGGCTGTATCCGGTTCGGTAAACGGCACATCCACTGTCAGCTTTTGGTCATCGTCAACCTGATAATCGAGGTTAAATTCTGTCGCTATACCGTCGTTGTTTGCTCCGGTAAATCCGAGCTTACACGCGTTGCTCAAAATTGCCCATGCGAGGTATTCCATCTCGGCATGGATTCCGTTGAAGCAAAACTCGGCATCATCGGCCCAATAACGAATAAGCTCTTGCGCATCGGCGTTGCCTGCCAATGCAAGTGCGATCTGGTAGTTTTTGATGTCATCGCGCTCCATCTTTCTGGCGATCTTGATGTACGGCAGATCTCCTGTAGCGCTCTCGAAAAGTGGACGCCTTTTGTATCTGGCGGATGAGTTATCTGCTACGATGTCGGCGGCCACGTTCTTGCGGCGGCTTTGGCTTTTCAACGTCTCCCATTTAAACGTAATATTTGACGTCAAAGGGAAGTAGTTGGCGTATTTGAAAGTTGCCGGAAGGTTGTCAATGAATATCTGTAAGAGTTGAGGGTTATTCCTCAATCCCAATATAAGAGTGTCAGTCATTTATATTTCTACTCCATGCCTAAAAAATGATGGGTTAAATATTTATGATACCTTTTAGGTCATCATAAAAATGTGGAGGCAGATTTGGAATTCGTGTAACCCCTTGCACCCACGCGTCTGTAATAACGTTGTCATCAGGCTTGACGGCTACGCCCGTACCAGTTAGCGCAAAGGCTTTATTTTTATCAGGATTCTGAGTGTCTACCACTACCCAATATTCGTTACCGAACAATCCCGGAATATCTTTGTTAAGTGTTAGGATGTTGCCGTCTTTTTTTAAGACTATTGCCGCGTCTACAAAATAAACTGTTTTAACTACTCCTTCCGGGGCATTAGTTACATCCTCCACATAAATGCGGATTCTATCACCCGCCTGAACGTTGTAGATATCGTCATAAATCAACAACTTATTTTCTTCAGCGCCGCTATATCCTCCAACACCCCCATGTTTGATCACATAACAGATGCCATTGATAGGCCTCGTTATAGGTGTACCCTCTGGAAGGAAATCTACGCCTTCTAACTCCTGTGTGCTAATACACACGCCTCCGGGAATGTCGGCTATTTTTTTCAAAAAGACGGAAGGCCTTTTTGTGTCCTTGCGCCTTTTAACTGTCATAGCCATAATTTTTTAATCTCCTTAAAATAAATTTTTAATAAGGTTTTTTGTCTTTCGCCTCATCGCCTGCCGCCCTTTCGGATACGGCCTTTTTGAGCGACTCCGGCACTTGGCCCGACCCGCCTCCGCCCCCTGCCGGTGGACTGAACAGCCCGCCCTGACCTTTGTTGCTTTTGATAAGCTCGTCAGCATCAGCCTTGATACCCACGAGCCAGCCGTCAAAGTCGGCATCGTCCTTGAATTGATAGCGTCCGAAGTCGTCCGTGATGCGTTTCGCGTATTTCTCCGGTGCGCCCTTAAGGGTGCTTTGCAACTTCATTGTGCGTTCATTGACTACGCGCCCCTGCTCTATCTTATCGAGACGTTTGTTAATTGCCTCCAATGCTTTCAGTGTCGCGTTGTAATGCCCGTCTGTGTCTGCTGTATCGGGTTTATCTTGACCCCCCTTGTCAGGGTTGTCATCACCGGATGGATTAACCGCCTTGCCGTCTTTGAGATTATGCCTTTTCTCATAATTGGCTACAGCTGTTTGAGAAGCCTCGGTGACGCGGCTCTCGGTATATTGGTCGAGTACGTCTTGCATGGTGAGCGCCTCAACGGCAGCCTTGGCAGCGTCCTCTGTGGTTGCAGTCTTCGCGAGCTTTGCTGCTATCCTGCTTAAAATGTCGGCCCTCAACCCCTGAAACTTAGTTGTCAAAAGCTCTAAAATTGTTTTTTCCATGGTGTTCCTACAATATTTGCCCAAATATAATAAATAATTTTAATATGGCTTATCACATAAGCCTTTTTTTACAAATTTTTCAAAATATCGTGTTCCTACAATATTTGCCCAAATATAATAAATAATTTTAATATAGCTTATCACATAAGCCTTTTTTTACAAATTTTTCAAAATATCGTTTACGATCTTGCGGTTGTCACTCAAAAAGTAGGGTAACTTTTTGGCCGTCACGATACGCTGCTTGTTAGCCCTCACCCACTCGGTAAAAATTGGAGGCATCTCTTTGACCCGATTGCGGCTATAGCTCGATGCCCTTTTGCCTGCCATAATCAAAGCGTCATCTCTGTCCATCTCTGCCTCTGTCTTGAGAATTGCCGTCATCTGACAAAGGCAGTTAGGGTGCCAGCCGGTGAACTTGAAATTTTTAGGATATTCGCCCTGTAGCTCATCGCAAATGTCGTATGCCGGATGCGCTCCGCTCAAGGAGATGCGCACCCCTACGACAAAGTCCATCTTATCCCACCTCAGCTGATCAGCCGTGTGATAGGCGGCGTTGATCTCGGTGCGCGCCACCCTCATGGCGTTCTTGTAACTCGACCGGTAAACCCCCGCTCCCGGGTGATACTCCTTTGCCGCTTTGGATAATTGCAGCTTACCCTCGGCATCGCGCACCCGGCGGTAAAGCCTGTTAGGCTCCCTCAGGTATCTCCGGATATCCCGCGACAGCTCCGCCGCCGACTTCGCCTCGGATAGCCCCAGCCCGATAGCACTCTCGATCTGCTTTAACACTTCGCCTTGACGCCACACCCCTGCCGACAATGCCTCGATCTTCAGCACGCGCGTCTTCTTAAAAGCCTCGAGTGCTTTGTCGTTATTAGAGAGATAGGCGCGCTGCTTTGACTTCGGCAGCTTGCTGAGATTCTTACCAAATAACCGATTGACCATTTCATCATTTTGCCGGTTGGCCACGGCCCATGCCGCCTCCACTCCGTTAAGGACGATAAACCTTATTTGTGAGTCCACCTCGGCCATCAGCTGCTCCAGCCTCCTTTTTGCCGTTGGGAATTGGCTCAAACTGAACACGCCCCCCGGCGGCAGGTCGAGACGCACTCCGATCTTCGCAGCCTCGATAGCTGCGAGCCGGTATATCTCGTCGATGTGTCTTTGCACCTGTGCTACGAGGGCCTTATTAGTCTGAGCTTTTTCAGGCATTATTCATAAGCTCCAAACACACTGCGTTGCTCATCCTCTCTGATCTGGTCAAGTGTCTGTTGAGGATTTTTGGACAGCCCCGCTTTCTCAATCGCCTCATACTGGCTCATAATAGCCTTGCCGCCGGTAGCGTTGCTGTACCTCTCGATGCGGTCTTTCTCGTCATCTATCTTGTATGGATTGATTCTATTTTCCACCGGCATAGCAGCAAAAGCGTCCGCGAGGTCTGGAAACATAAGCCCCGCTAACGCTTTTACCACATTAGCCTCTCTGTCGAGAAATTCCTGAAGCGCGCCGGCCTCCTGAAGCACGCGCAATTGCGCGTCGATAAACAGCATCTTGCGCGCCTCCCCACTCATCGGCGTGCTTTTCATATTCTCATAGCTTATGTCCGGTATCTGCAGATTGGTGTAGTACTCCCTGCGCAGCCCCTCGAGTTGCAGCTTGACGGCCTCCGGCGATTGCTGCCATGTCACGTACTCCAAGCGGCCAGATGCCGGATACTTGACCACTTTGCGGAATTTGTCCGTGTCCTCATTTCCCATTTGGATCGTCTCATCGGCAAAAAGTGCCAATATCGGTGCGGAGTTGTCACGGATGCAGTTGCCATTATCGCTGTAGGTGCGCTCCTGCTCCGCTCTCAAACGGCTGCTATCTCTCCAGCACGGCTTTTTGGACCATGCATAGGCCCCCGGTATCTTTCCTATCTCCAGCTTTTTTCTAAACAATTCTTTCCACGCGTCAGCGCCCTCTTTGTTAGTCTGCTCCCACCGTATGTGCCACGTGTCAGTGAAGGTGTCAAAAAAGCGGTGGGTATCGACGCCGTTGTAATAGTTGTATTCAAAAGACAAAGCGATGAGGTCTAAGTCATCGTCAAATAGCGGATATATGCCGTCGCCATTCATCGGCGTGTAGGTGCGTCGCCTGATCTTGTAATTGCACTTTTCGCCATAGTCATAATGCGGAGCTGAATCTACCAAGTACCATAACGTTGCGATCTCGCAACCTGCGAAAAAATGAACGCCTCGCTCAAGGTTCAACGCATTGATACGATTCTTCTTGTAAATTCGTTCCATTATAGCCTGTGCGCGCTGCGCCCTTTCGTCCTGCGCATCGTATATGCGCGTTACCGGTATGCCGAATGTCAAGCCCGTAAGGCGGTTAGTTGCCAGCTGCTCGAGTGATAGAGGCACTCTCACCACTTTGCCTCCCTCCATTACGCTGACATCCTGATAGGTAGCCTCGTTCATTATGTCGTGATGCTTGATGTCATAATCTTTAGCAAGCTCACTCCATAAAGGAGGGCTCGGAATTTTACGCTTTAACTCCGTGATGATGTCATCTGTTTTTTGTAAACTTAAAATTGAATTGATGTCGGTAGGCATTGTGTTATCTCCTTATTCCTCTGATAATCTCTAATTGCTCTAAATCTGAATTGTCGTATGTTAATTGTCGGTTATTGAAATCTTGAACAGCATAGCCGGTAATATCCACATATTCATCGTGCTTTGCAGTAGGGAATCCTGCCATCTCATCAAGATAACCGGCGTTCCACACACCTGCCATCAGCTTGACCCTCTGCGCCTCGAGTGTCGGCGATGCTGCATTTGCTCTCTCCACCTTGCTGGTAGTTGGTGTGTCAATCGCCACGATGTTAAGCTGAGTATAACGCCGCAACTGCTGTATCAATGAGAGGCCGTTTGCTTTAGGCTCTATCCGCACCGTGCTTTTGTGATTATACCCCATTTGCCGCACGTAGTTAGGCAGCCATTTGCATAATTCGGGAAACTCTAAATAAACCTTTACAGCATCGATGATCAGGAGGCTGTTACCGTCATCGCACACGGCTATCACACCGGTAGGGTCGTTTTTAGTATTCGTCGTATATGCCGTGTCGATATAAAAGTGAACGCCACGCTGCCTTTGCGCCTGCTGCACTACTTGCTGGAGCGATTGATTTGCCGTTATCGGGAACCAGTCGCGCCTTATGAGATTACCTGCTTTGTTGTACGGCTGTTGATCATATTGCCCTGCATACATCTGTGTGCCTAATGCCGTTTTTTGCTCTTGCAGCACCTCCCGCGACAGCCTTATGGGATCGAGAAGTCCATTTGTGTAAAACTGCTTAAGCTCTATCGGATGAACCTCATCCGATATCTCCGCCGGCAGGCATATATGTTTTATGCCGTCAGTCGACTGCGCCAAAAGATAGCCGGTGACGTCATCTTCGTGAAGCCTCTGCATTATGGTGACCGTAGGCGTGTTGGCCTTGTCAACCTTACGCGTGGCGAGTGTAGCCGTATGGTTGTTTGCCGCTTTGCGCATCGCCTCCGAGGACGCCTGCCCCGGGTTCAAAGGATCATCGTTAATTATAACATGTGCATGCTTACCCGTGATAGTGCCTCCGGTTGAAGTGGTGTATCGCGCCCCTTTGCGCCGCGTCTCATAGTTGCTCCGTGCCGTACGATCTTGCCTCAACCTCACATGTGGAAATAATTTTTGATACTTCAGCGATAAAATAACATCGCGAGATTTACTCGAATGGTCTTCGGCAAGGTCGGCGCTATAAGAATTTGTGATTATGCGCAAAGAGGCATCTTGCGTCCAAAGCCATGCCGGCCACATGATAGTACAAATTCGGCTCTTTGTCATTCCGGGAGGAATGTTGATGATCAGGTCATAAGGCTTCGGCTCACGCGCCACTATATACCTCGACAGCTCCTGCAGCTCATCGCATAAGTAACGTATGTGCCAATTTGCCACCAGCGACTCAGACTCGATTGTATCCCAGAACTCACAAAAAAAGTTATAGAAGCTCTTTGTGCATCGCTCCGACAAAGCCTGAACTCCGGCCATGATGATAACCTGATCTGTAAGTACCATCGCGTCATTCCTCTTTCAAAAAATTGCGCCCTATATTCTCCAGCACCTCGCGCTCCTCATCTGTAAGGTTAGAGAGGTCGACGTGATTTTTGCTCTCTACATATGCATCTACCTTTTCGATGTAACCACGCCTACGGCCTTGCGTTTTGAGATAAAACAGGATGCACGCCGTATCGCCGCTCATGATCTTTTTCATCAGCTGCGTCTCTACTATATCGAGCGTCACCTCTTTTATCTGATCAACCTCAGCGTCAAATTCCGGATCATTCCTTTTCCAATCCGCTATAGTCTGCCTTGTCAGCCCCATCTGCTCCACCACCGGCTGCTGCACGCCCGCCGTTTTCTTAAGGCCCTCAAGGAATAATGCCTTGAGCCTCTTTGTCTCTCTTTTGGAAATTCGCCCCCTACCTCTGCGCACCCCCTTGTTAACCGGAGTACCCATGACTTTGCCTCCTTATGATTAAAAAACGAAATATGAAAATAGGATACCGAACACTATTCCGCCCACGTTACAAGCCATGTCATGCATTGAAAATTGACCGCCCTGCAGCATATCCTGAAATTCTTTAGCTATACCGGCCGTAAAAACCAAAGACGCCGCTACCCATACCGGTGCAAATGCCGCAATGACGATAACTATAAGCGCAGATAGCGCAAAATGCAAAAGGCCGTCAATCCTGATCCAGCCCCATATCTTCTGTAATAATTTCATAGCTGTTAAATCTCCGTTACTCAAATGAATTTATTCCGTCAAAATAATTTTTGTAAAAGTCGTATAGCCCCTCGATTTGCCCTTTATTCGGCTGTAACCTTTTGATTTCTATCTTTTTCGTCTGCATTTTTTACATGTCTATTTTGTTTTGCCCCAAATATAGTAAAAAATGGCTTACCTTGTAAACCTTTTATAATAATTTTTTCATTTCTCGAATTTGTTGGAGGAGAGATACCTGTGTATCGCCTTTGCCTTTCAGCACCCGCAGCACCCTCTCGTCCATCGTGCCTTTGACTGTCAAATGGTAAAGCAGCACCGGCTTCGTTTGTCCTTGACGGTGCAGCCGCTTGTTTGCCTGTTGGTATAATTCGAGGTTCCACGTCAGCGAGTGCCAAACGATGATGCGCCCTCCGGCCTGCATGTTCAGTCCGTATGCCACCGATGCCGGATGTGCCAGCATAACTCTGATCCGTTTGCCGTTCCACCGGGCCAAAATGTGTTCCTCGCCTTTGAAAACCACCGGCCGATACTGCTTTAAAGCCTCCATGATGCGCTCTTTTTCATGGATATAATTGTAATAAACCAATACCGGCTCGTTGGCATTTTCGATTATATCGGCCAAGGCCTCGATCTTCGTTTCATCAACAAAGTGCCATTTATGCTCATTGTCATAAACTGCTCCCGAGGTGAATTGCAGGAGCTTATTCGTCAGGGCCGCCGCCGTCAGCGCCTCGATGGTATCCTCGTCTATCTGCAGGAGCTGCTCTCTCTCAAAGTCCTTATACAGTAAGGCTTTTTCTTCCGTAAAATTCAAAGTCATGCCCGCCTCGATCATGTCAGGCACTTCGATGTAATCCTCTGCTCTCATCGACATGCAAATGTCCGAGATCAATTCTGATATTTTTGTTGTCGTTCCCACTTTCGGCCTCCATTCATAGATGACCGCCCCATTTCGTCTTCCGGGAGTGAAGTATTTCGCCCTGTACGACGTCAAAGTCTTTCCCAACCGCTGGCCCATATCCAAAAGCCATATCTGGCTCCACAAATCCATGAGCCCGTTCGGCGATGGCGTTCCGGTAAGGAGAATTACCCGCCTGAACTGCGGACGGACGCGCCTCAACGCTTTGAACCTTTTCGCCGAAGGATTTTTAAAGCTGGAACTCTCATCAATGATCACCATATCGAAGGGCCAGGGCCACTCTTTATATCTTTCAACCAGCCATACCACATTCTCCCGATTTATGACGTAAATATCAGCATCGGAGGCCAACGCCCTCTCCCTCGTCTTTTCATCTCCCAGAATTATCGACAGCCTCAAATGGCTA